GAGTACAAAGATTTATGGGGGGACTCGGACCCGCAGGAGAGGAACAAGAATGGGAGGACTAGGTCAGGTCTGTACAGGCTGTTTATCCCTGCTTACGAATCCCTAGAGGGGTTCTTCGATTGTTATGGGAGACCCATAGTAGAAGACCCAGAAGAAAATGTAGAAGGCATCGATGGGGAGTACGTGCATATGGGGGCCAAGACGTTCTTGAAGAACGAAAGGGAGAGCCTAAAGCACGACGCCTCGGAGCTCAACGAAACCATCCGCCAGTTTCCTTTTACTACTGACGAAGCCTTCCGAGATAGTATCGATGGGAGCTTATTTAATATCGGTCAGATATACGAGCAAGTGGAGCACAACGACAACCTCTACCCAAACCCTGTAGTGACGGGGCAGTTCACTTGGAAAGGTGGGGTGGAGGATACCGAGGTCGTCTTCACCCCAGATGCCAAAGGGAGGTTCAAGGTGGCTTGGATGCCGCCACCTGAGTTAAGAAACAAGAAGGCTAATGACCGAACCAAGAGAATCGCTCCTCACCCTCACCTTGGTTGTGGGGGGGTGGACAGCTACGACCTCGATGCTACTGTTGATGGAAGGGGATCTAAAGGTGCATTACATCTGTACAACAAGTTCAATATGGAAGTACCTGCTAACATGTTTGTTCTTGAGTACGCTTCCCGTCCACCGCTGGCCTCTATTTTTTACGAAGACGTGCTTATGGCAGCTGTCTTCTATGGGTATCCCATCTTGATAGAGAACAACAAGTACGGGATAGCTAGGTACTTTGAGCAGCGCGGATATGACGGGTACTTAATGGATAGGCCGCAGCACCTGATGAGCACCAGCGCAAAGGTCAACGTAAAGACCAAGGGGATACCGTCTAACTCTGTCGATGTAATACAATCTCACGCCCAAGCTATAGAGGCTTTCGTACACGACCATGTCGGAATCAACAGGGAGACTGGGGAGGTGGGGAGCATGTATTTCAACCGCACCCTAGAGGATTGGATTGGATATGACATAAGCAACAGAACCAAGTTTGACTTGACCATCAGTTCGGGTTTGGCTTTGCTAGCGGCACAGAAAGTAAAGGTCAAAAAGAAAGAGTCTAACTTCAATGAGAAGCGGTTCTTTAGGCGGTACAAGGTGAGGGGTTGATTTATTATATTTGTGGGTATTAATTACTTGACCCCACATGTATAACAGTAAGAGTGACCAGTCAGGTGGTTTCCCCGATCCCTTGGCCCCATACGAGGAGAAAATCTCCAAAGAGTATGGGTTGAGGTACGCTAAGGCCATAGAGGGCCAGTGGGGGAATACTGACAGCACGTCGTCAACTTACGGGGGTAGGAAAAACATTTTTGCTCGCAACAGAGACTACGCTAACGGAACTCAAGACACGAGCATATACAAGCAGCTCTTGAACTCTCTCGACCCAAACAATGGTGATGGGAGCTTGATGAATTTAGACTTTACATCTGTCCCTATCCTACCTAAGTTCGTTCGTGTCGTAGTCAACAAGATTCTTTCTCGCAACCCATACCCGAACCTTGAGGCTGTAGATCCGCTTTCGTCTTCTGAGAAGAACCGAGAGAAAAACAGGATTAAAAATCAGATTAAGTTGCGCCCACAGCTACAGAAGCTGAAGGAGCTAACGGGAGAGGTATTGGTGGGGGAAGACCCCGATACCCTCCCCGAAACTATCGAAGAGGCAGAGATTTTGATGGATACCAACATCAAGACCGATGCAGAGATTGCGGCCCAGGTAGCCACGGATATGACCTTGTCTTGGAACAACTTCGAAGACAACACCTTCCGTCGCTGCGTTAATGATCTCGCGGCCCTGGGCATGAGCGTAGTCAAGCGCACTAACGATAGCAACTACGGGATTCGGGTGGAGTATGTAGACCCTGTGAACTTTGTACACAGCTATACTGACGACCCCAACCTCGACGATATCGTATACGCTGGTCACGTTCGGGAGATTCCATTGCAAGAGCTGAAGCGGTTGGCGGGGGATCAACTCACTGAACAAGACTTGCAGAAGATTACGAAGAACGCGAAGCGTGCGTCTTCTAATAGTTCTATGAAGGCCCCTTACTACCCGTCTAAAATTGACAAGAGTCAGTACGGGGGGTATACGGTGGAGGTATTGGACTTTGAGTTCAAGTCTGTGGACTGCATGCACTTCGAAGAGAAAGAGAACCGCTTTGGCAACACGGGGTTCTTCTTCGAGGGGATGAAGTACAAGGAGCGCTCAGGTAGCGTATACGAGCGCACCCCGCATAAGATGGAGGTGGAGACAGTGTACTCAGGCATGTACATCCTAGGTACCGACCACATCTTGAACTACGGTCGTACAGCCAACGTACCTAAGAACATCCACGATATCTCTCGTGCCAAGCTTTCTTTCTCTGCGGTAGCGGTCAACCTTAACGACCAACTACCTAAGTCTATGGTGGACAGTTGCGTCGGCTTTGCCGATATGTTGCAGCTCACCCACTTGAAGCTCCAGCAAGCTATCGCTAAGGCCAAGCCAGACGGGTTGGTAATCGATATCGAAGGGTTGGAGAACGTACAGCTCGGAAAGGGTGGGGAGTTGCAGCCTTTGGAACTCCACGATATCTACGAGCAGACGGGGGTATTCTACTATCGCAGTAAAAACCCCGAGGGTGGGTTCCAGAACCCGCCAGTACGAGAGATTGGTAACAGCATCCGCAACATCAATGAGTTGATTACGCTGTACAATCACTACTTGCGTATGATCCGCGATACCACGGGGATCAACGAAGCGGTCGATGCTTCGACTCCGAAGAGCGACGCCCTGGTTGGGGTTCGGGAGCAAGCCATCGCAGCGAGCAACAACGCTACTTACGATGTTACCAATGCAGCCATGATGCTGTACAAGAAGGTTTGTCAAGATGTAGTGAAGTGCCTGCAGATACTCCCCCCTGATTCGGTCATCTTTAAAGCGTATGAAAACGCCATCGGGGAAACCAATATGGGGGTGCTGTCTTCTTTCAGCGACCTCCCTATGTACAACTTCGGGGTGCAAGTGCAGCGAGAGATGGAGGACAAAGACAGGGTGTACCTAGAGCAGAACATCCAAATTGCTTTGTCACAGAAAGAGCTTGACCTAGAAGACGCTATGGCGGTGCGCGCTATGAAAGACGTGAACCAAGCGGAGCAACTTCTGATGGTACGGCGCAAGAAGCGCATGAAGAAGCAGCAAGAGATTGCTATGCAGAATTCGCAGATGCAATCCCAGCAGGCGCAGCAAGCAGCTATGGCAGCCTCGCAAGCCAAGCAGCAAGAGCTGCAGATGACGGCGCAGCTAGACGCTCAGAAGATTCAACTCGAGACCCAAGCAGAGATTGCTATTGCAAAGGTTAAGCACGAGATGCAGAAAGAGATTGAGCAAATGCGGATTATGAATCGCAGTGCAGAGAAGGGGGCGGACCAAATCGGTCGCTCTCAGATAGAGAAGCAGAAAGACGATAGGAAAGACGAGCGCGTAAAGAAGCAGGCTGTAGAGCAGAGCAAGCTCATAGCGCAGCGCAAAGGGGAGCGAGGGGCGTTAGAGGAGCAGGGGGCTAGCGGGTTTGACATTTCACAACTACTACAATAATGGCTAGTAAAGTAAATCTCGATGTTTCAGAGAAGCTGGACATCACATGTAGAAAGGGTGACACATTCAACCTGAAGCTGTTGCTTAAAGACTCCGCTGGTACTGCTTTGACCCTGACCACATCAGGCTACGAATTCTTGATGCAGGTAAGAGGTAGGCAAAAGGTGAGGGGAGATCGCAAACTACTTATTGGAAGCGTAAACCGTGGCAGGGCTGCAGATGAAGGAATCAACTTTTCATTTGCCACTGACGATTCAGGGAACTTGACGATATCCGCTAGTGACTCCATTATGCGGCAAGTGCCTCCAGGTCGATACGTTTATGATTTGCAGCAGATTCTTGATGGAGTTTCTACGACGATTTTGAAAGGGAACTTTACTGTAAACGATGACATCTCTGAAGCTCTCTCCTAATGTCAACCACGATTACAGTAACTGATGGGACCACCGTAACGGTAACTCAGCCCGCGTCAAGCAGTATCTCTGTCTCTAGTCCAGGGGCTAAGGGCGACAAGGGTGATACAGGTGATACAGGTGCAACAGGTGCGACAGGATCGACAGGATCGACAGGTGCGACAGGCCCTCAGGGTGCTACGGGAGCTCAAGGCCCTGCGGGTTCAAATGGTTCTGACGGTGCCGATGGTGGCACAAACATCGTTGTAGATAGCTCCCCACAACTTGGTGGCGACCTCGATGTCAACGGCAATGACATTGTCAGCACCTCGGACGGAGACATTGACATCAAGCCGAACGGCAATGGTAAGGTCGTCATTGACAGTGCTAGCTCTTCTAGTGGAGTCAAGGTGTCTGACGGTCATGTAGAAATCCTAAGCGGAACAGGTAGTGCAGGTAAGATTGATTTCTACTGTGAGAGCTCTGCGGCACACAAGGTTACCGTCCAAGCTCCAGCGCATGCTGATTTTGCAGGAGACGTGCAGTTTACCCTACCTACGTCTAACGGTAGTAGCGGTCAGGTTTTGAGGACCGATGGGTCTGGAAACCTATCGTATGTAAACCAAACGTCTGACACTCAACTTAGCACGGAGGCGGTTCAAGACATAGCTGGTGCTATGTTCAGTAGCAATACCGAGAGCGGTATTACTGCAACCTACCAAGACGCTGATGGCACCATCGACTTAGAAGTCGGTAGTCTTACCGTAGCCCAGGGTGGAACTGGAGCTACTTCGTTTGCTGACAAGGCTGTTCTCATCACGCAAGACAGTGGCACCGATACAGTTGCGGCGGCTGCTATGTCCACCAACGGTCAGCTTTTAATCGGAGGTACTAGCGGACCTGCTGTAGCTACACTGACGGCTGGCAGTAACGTCACGATTACCAATGCTGACGGAGAGATTACCATTGCTGCCGCAGGCGGTGGCGGTGGTGGTGGCGGTGACATTGAAGGCGTTACTGCAGGGGACGGCCTCTCTGGTGGCGGCACCACGGGCACTGTGACCTTGAATGTCGGTGCGGCTCAGACGACAATCACTTCTATTATCAATAGTAGCCTGACAAAAATCGGGACGGCTACCGATCAGGAGTACGTTGACTTCAGCACCGCGAACGA